GGAAGGTCCAACCGCGCAACAGTTGACGGATGCCGGCTTCCTTGCTGCTGCCAAGGTGCTGGCGCCACCGGGCTTCAGCGCCACCGGCCTGCGCAAGCGGATGGGTGACTTCGATACCAAGGAGTCTGAGCAGCGTGTCGGCACGATCATGGGCGATTGCCTTGGCCACTACCGCAAACACCTGCCAGGGCAAACGGCGATTGCGTTCTGCTGCTCCGTGGCGCACGCGGAGGCAGTGGCTGCACTATTTCAGTCAGCAGGTATCGCCGCAGCCAGCATTGATGGCAGCATGACCGGCGAGCAACGCAGTGACCTGCTGCAGGCGCTCGGCACCGGCAGGCTCAAGGTGCTCACCAGTTGCGCCCTAATCGGTGAAGGCGTGGATGTGCCAAGCGTCGGCGGCTGCATCCTGCTGCGTCCTACTGCATCCGTGGCGCTGCACTTGCAGATGATCGGTCGGTGCCTGCGCCCGCAACCGGGCAAGCGTGCGGTGGTGTTGGATCACGTCGGCAACACGCTGCGGCTTGGCCATCACCTAGAGCAACGCGACTGGTCGCTGGATGGCATCAAAAAGCGCGACCGCGAGGCAGCGCCATCGGTCAAGGTGTGCCCGCAGTGCTTTGCCACCAGCCCAAGCGCTGCGCAGGTCTGCCGCGAGTGCGGGCATGTGTTCGCGCCACAGGAGACCAGGGAGCTGAAGCAGGTTGATGGTGAGCTGGTGGAGATGGCGGCACGCGCTAGGCGGCGTGAGCAATCCAACGCCCGCGACCTTGAATCCCTCCGCGAGCTGGCGCAACAACGCGGCTACAAGCGCGGCTGGGCGGAACGGGTTTATCAGGCTAGGTTGGCGAAGCGTTACGGAATGTGACAGACCACGGTTGACCACGGCGGCGCATGGTGTATGATATGGGGACAGCGGACGAGAGCCGCACCCCAAACCAAGCATTATGACCAACATCCCCGCTGGCGTCGAGTTTTCCATCAGCACCAACGCCTACTGGGTGCGTGCCGACTACGCCCTGATCCGCCGAGGTCGCACCTGGATTCTTGAAGACCAAGACACCCTCGATGAGCGCCGCTTCAACTCTGAAGCCGCCGGCATCGCTGCCCTCGCTGCCCTCGTCTGATTCACCAGCCCCGCTCCGGCGGGGTTTTTTAGTATCTGCCTTTACGCTGCTAGCACCCAGCGAGCAGCAGGATGAGCGAGCAGCGGATACAGCAAGAGATCCGCCTAGCCTGCAGCACCGGCGACACGCGCCTGTTCCGCAATAACACCGGCACGCTCAGGGACCAGAATGGCAGACCGGTGCAATTTGGCCTTTGCAAAGGCTCAGCCGACCTCATCGGTTGGAAGCGGGTGACGATCACCCCAGAAATGGTTGGAACCACTCACGCTGTGTTCCTATCCATCGAGGTCAAGACCGCAACCGGCAGGCTTAGACCTGAGCAGCAGCAGTGGCTTGATGCGGTCCAGGCCGCTGGTGGCATTGCAGGCGTGGCACGGTCAGTCGAGGATGCCCAGGCATTGTTGCAGAGTGTGACTGCACAGGGTTGACCACGGCGGAGCATGGTGTAGGATGTGTGCATCGGAGGCAAACGGTCCTCCACTCGGCAGCCCAGAGGCTGCGATTCAGATGCTGGATCAGCTCACTGCTCTACTGATGGTTGGCCAAAAGGTCTGGGCTGAAAACGCCTCGCACCTTTTCGTTCAAGGCTCTTTTCGGGCTGAAGTGATTGAAGGTCACCGCGCTCCGCAGCCCGGCATGGTTTGGCTTCGTCAGCTTCCGACTGTTGCCCAACCTTATGTGGGCGAAGAAGGCGGCTGGGTCACCGAGTGGAACGCCAAGGATTGCCTCGGGCGCTGACCCCGCGCGGCCAGCCGGAGCCGCACCCAATCCGGCATGAAAAAAGGCGGCCACACCAGCCGCCCATCAATCTCACCCACATCATTCTATGAACGACTCCGACATCTATTGGACCTTCATGACCGCCAGCAAGTATGCAGGCAGTTTTTACAAGGCATTAGCCCATGCTGGCCTTGCTGCTGACCCCGGCAACAAACAACGACTGCTGACGGCATTCCCTGAGTTTGCCGCCACTTATGGACCTGCCAGCCGGCTCCATCGCACCATGCGCGAAGGGGTAGCAGCATGACTGGCACTTACAAATGGATTACAGATAGATCCCCTACGGAATATGACATTGACATTTTTGATTGTATTGCAGTCCCATCGCCACCTGGCCGCAAAAGCAAAAGCATTTCAATACCTATTGAACTTTACAAAGAAGGCACGCCATGGCACTGCACAACCAAGCCTCGCAAAAACAAATTGCGCAAAAACAATGCTAATAATCAACATAATTTGTTTCAGCGCGGCACTTGTTTAACTTGTTTTTATTATGACAATCACATCTGTCGCCGCCATGCGCCAGTCGCAGAAGTTTTGCCAAAATTAGAATCAGCTGAATGGATAATGAAATGGCCAGTTGTTGCCGAAGCAGACTGGTGCGGCGAATGGGAGGCTAAGAAATGACCACCAATGAGCAGTATCACGCCGACCCAGCCGTAAGCGCCAGTCACCTCAAAGCGGTAATGCAATCGCCTTACCACTACTGGGCGCGTTTCCTTGACCCCAATCGCAAACTAGTTGAGCCAACAGCAGCGATGCGCCTCGGCTCTCTGGTGCATTGCGCGGTGTTGGAGCCTGATGAGCTGCTGCAGCGTTATGCAGTGGCGCCTGATAGGCGTACAAAAGCAGGCAAGGAGCAGGCTGAACGCATCGTTGCCGAAGGGCTTGAGCCTGTCAGCGATTCTGACATGGCGCTAGCGCTAAGCATGGCCGCCAGCGTCCGCAACCATCCAGCGGCTGCTGCATTGCTCGCACAAGGCACTGCAGAGCAAAGCTTCTGGTGGGATGACATGCCAACTGGCCTGCGGTGCAAATGCCGCCCTGACTGGTATCACGGCATTACGGTCGTTGACCTGAAGACCTGCACCGACGCCAGCCCTGCTGCATTTGCCAGCAGCATCGCCAAGTTTGGCTACCACATCCAAGCGGCGCATTACCTCGAAGGATTGTTCGGTGCTGAGCGGTTTGTGTTTATCGCTGTCGAAAAGGAACCGCCTTATGCCGTCGCGGTCTACGAACTGGACCACGCATCAATGGCAGTAGGCCGAGACCTGCGCAACAATGCGCTTGATGTGATCTCCACCTGTAAGGCTGCTGACCTGTGGCCTGGCTACGGAGACACATCCGTGCAAACGCTCAGCCTGCCTAGCTGGGCGCTTAAATCCACCATCTCACCCATTTCTTTCTGATGACTTCCGTATCCATCACCACTTGGACGCCTGACCAGCAGCAACTGATCAGTAGCACCATTGCACCAGGGTGCAGCAACGACGAGCTAAAGCTGTTCGCCTATGCGTGCCAGCGCACTGGGCTTGATCCGTTCAGCAAACAGATCTATGCCATCAAGCGTGGCGGCAAGATGACCATTCAGGCCGGCATTGACGGCCTGCGCAGCATTGCAGAGCGCACCGGGCAGCTTGACGGCAGCGAGACTTATTGGTGCGGCGAGGAAGGCGACTGGCGCGACGTATGGCTCTCCAGCAAACCACCCGCTGCCGCCAAGACCATTGTGCATCGCAAAGGATCGCAGCATCCGTTTGTTGGTGTCGCACGATTTGCCGATTACAACGCCGGCCAGGGACTCTGGTCCAAGATGCCTGCAACCATGATCGCCAAATGCTCTGAGGCATTAGCACTCCGCAAAGCATTCCCTGCTGACATGAGTGGTGTCTACAGCACCGACGAAATGGATCAGGTCGAGACCGTTACGGTTGAGCAGGTCAAGCTGCCAGCTACGGCTACCAGCAAACCCGATAGCACCAAAATCTTTGCCACAGGTAAGGCAGCGATTGCCAAGGCCAAGACGCTCAAGGATCTTGAAGACCTGCAACCGCGCATGGCAGCACGGCTAGAGGCTGGTGAGATTACACAAAAGCAGCATGATGAGCTGCTGCAACTCATGCTTGAAAAGGAGACTGAAATTGACGGAACCGTATCTGACGACTGAGCAACTTGCGGAACGTTGGGGGCTTCAACCAAGCTCCATAAAATCTCAACGTTTACGCAAGCAAGGTCCTAGCTACTACACGGTTGGCAGGTTAGGATTGCCGCTGGGCGAGTCACGGGTTAGGTATCCCCTAGCTGGTGTACTTGCCTTTGAACAAACACATTCGATTACACCAATCAAACCATGAGTCTGTATGCGTCCGGCGTGGTTCGTATTATCAGCGAGCCACAAATTAAATTCTTCGATACTGGTTCAAGCTGCTGTACTTTTTACGGTGGCATCAGTGAAGGCAAAGACAAAGAAGGCAATTACATCAACAATGCCATTGATGTAGAAGTCTGGGGTAAAGGCGGTGAAATGATTGCTGACAACCTGAAAAAAGGCGACAGCATCATGGTTACCGGCGGCGTCCGCCGTCAGGAGTGGACCGATAAGGAAACCAACAAGCCACGGTCTAAGCATGTACTAAGCGTTACGCGCTTTGAGTACCTGCCGCGTGCCAAGGCAACTGAAGCGGAGCCTGCGTTCTAATGAACCAGGCCACCCTTGAAGTTGCATTTAAGGAGTGGTGGGAGGCGTCCTATGGGCGCCCCCCTGGCACTCATGCAGTAATGACCCATGCAGCTTTTGCTGCGCATGTGCTTGAGCTGATGGAGCTAATGCAGGATGCCGAGCGACCGTCAGCCTAAGGGTAAAGGCCGCAATTTTACGGTCAACATCCGCATGACTCGTGAAGAAATTGAAGCGGCACGCAAGCTAGGCAGCGGCAACATTAGTATGGGTTTCCGGCAAGCCATCCGTTATGCGATGGCGCGCGAGATGGAGCCCGTCAAGCTCAGTGTCATGTTGCGTTCTGCTGCAGTAATGGCAAAAGACCTTGAAGATCAATGCCTGCTATTCAAATCCGATGCCCTGAATGCGCGTGCCAAAAAACCTATGTCGTCTACACAAAGCAAGACGATGCAGGCTTGATTTATCGCCGCCGTAAATGCAACGGCTGCGGCCATCGATGGTACACCGCACAACCACCCGAGCAAACCGTTACTCCCTATCAGGCCAGTGATTCTTTCCGACCACGAAATCCAAGACCTGATTCGCCAGCACTCGATGGTGCAGGATTATGACGCAGACCTGATTAACCCAGCAAGCATCGATCTGCGGGTGGGTAATTTAATCATGCTGGAGTCTGTTCAAGGGCATCAGATGATCCCGCTCAGCATCAAGGATTACACCATCGAGCACCCGTATGAATTGGTGCCGGGGCAGTTCATCCTTGCGCAGACAATGGAGACATTCAATATGCCTGAAGACATCGCAGGCTTGTTTTTCTTGAAATCCAGTCGTGCACGCGAGGGCTATGAGAATCTCCATGCTGGTTACGCCGATCCCGGTTGGCACGGTAGCACGTTGACGCTGGAGCTAAAAAATGCACGCCAGCTTCAGCCGCTGCCGATTTACCCTGGCCTCAAAATTGGTCAGATGGTCTTTTGGCGCATGAGCCAACGACCAGCCATCAGCTATGCCGTCACCGGCAGCTACAACGGCGACAAGTTAGTCACGGCCAGCAAGCAGTTCATTAGCCGCTTGGATGTGCCAGTCCTGGATGCTGCATGATCTCATGGCTTCCGCGACCAACCATTTAATCGTTGACCGCTGGCTGGCTTCTGATTCAGCCAGTAACAGGCCATATTCGAGCAATGCGTTCCAGTCTTTTGCCGCATGAAGCTGGCGCAGCATGTTAGCGTTGGCAGCGCCATGGAATTGTGCTTCCATCGTGTGAACCAGCGGATTCATCATGGCTGACAGCGTAAAAGACTATCTCAACAGTATTGCCAAATATCCGTTGTTGACACCGCAACAAGAGATACAGCTAGGCAGGCGTGTAGCTAAATGGCAAGAATTAAAGAATCTAGAAAGGAAACTGACCGTTGCAGAACAGCGTGAAGTGCGCAGCGGTGAACGCGCACGGCAGCGGTTTATCCAGTCCAATCTGCAGCTTGTGGTGCATGTAGCGCGTAAGTACGACAAACGCAGCAACAAAAGCCTTGAGCTGATGGATCTGATCCAAGAGGGTAATATCGGCTTGGCGCGTGCGGTTGAGTTGTTTGATCCATCACGGGGCTACAAGTTCTCGACCTATGCCTACTGGTGGATCCGCCAGGGCATCACCCGTGCATTGATCCAAAGCGATGACATGATCCGGCTGCCAACCAGCCTGCATGAGACGCTGTACAAGCTAGGCCGCACGGTGCAAGACCTTAGCCATAAACTAGGGCGCCAACCAAGCATGGCTGAAACGGCAGCAGCAATGGGGATTGAAACAGAACAGTTGTCATATCTGATGAAACAAACCTATCGCGTCACCAGTCTTGATCAAAAGGTAGCTGAAACAGAAACCACATCCATTTGCGATAACATCGCTGATCCTAAATACGAGGATGATTTAGTTGAAACGCGGCAAGAAATACGCGACATGATGGAGATATTTGAAGCAAAACTAGACGGTCGAACCAAGCAGATACTTAAAGCCAGAAGCCTTGCTAGGCCTGTGAGTTGGTCTGAACTGGAACAGCGTATGGGCATTAGCAAGACACGATTACAGAACCTAGAGAAGCGTGGCCTGCAGCGGCTGCGTATGCTAATGAGTAACCCTTTGGACGATACCCCCCTTGGACACGTCGAAACCAACGATTCACAAGGTGGGGCATATCTATCGCGTGTGCCTGAATGGTATGTGCATCGAGCACAGGCAGGCATGGCAAGCATTAATTTTTTACCACCAAATGCTTAATCAAGCGTCCAATCCTGAATCCTTAGCACGCGACATGCTGTCCACGAATCTTGACGGCTAAACCAGTCGCGCCAGTCTTCGCTGCCCTTTTTAAGGTTGCAAATCTGACACGCCGGTACAAGATTGCTAGCAACTGTGGCGCCACCCTTATGCCGTGGCTTGACGTGATCTAACGTGTTAGCCTTTGCGCCGCAGTACGCGCACTCACGGCTCCATGCCTCAAAGATTTGTTGTCTGAACTGGTGTTTTGCATTGCGTTTCGGGATGAGGTTAGAGCCTTCAATCTGATGGTCCACGCAGTTCTGGTATCGGTAACACCTGGACCGCTAAGCCCAGGATGTGATCGTTTGATGGCGCTAACTCAGTAAGCCGTGCCACAAAGTTGTCAGATACTGCTTCAGGGTCATCTTCTTCTGATTCGACCACGATGGTGTACTCGATCTCAAGGACGTACTGCCTCATACGGTTGGTCTGCAGGTAATGTCAACGCCGCCACGCTTTCGTGGTTGCAACGTCAGCCATATCCCGCCAAGGCTTTTGGGCATCACGATCCGTTCAATCGCCCAGCCACCAGTAGCGCCAAACTCCTGTTTGTAAGTGCCAGTTTGCAGGTGCCAGCGCTGTTCAATCCATGCCTTGCCATTGTCGTTGATCCGGTAGCAAGGATGTGCGACCATGGTGCGCTCATGGTTGTGACCATTAAGCACGATGTCTGCGTCAGGCGCTATTTGCGAATAGCGACCGCCGCCCATGGTGCCTTTGGTAACGATGCCACCCCAAGCGCCATGGTGAAAGAACAGCACGCAACGCCTGACGCCACCGCCAGCGCTGCATTCAAATACGAACCGCACGAAGCCTTGATAGCCCATGTGCTCGGTGACGGCGCCATCATTGCGCATAAGCCTGACCACGTTCTCTAGCGGGTCGATTTCTTGATTGTTGAGGACAGCGGTTTCATGGTTGCCGTCGCCCATCATGAGGATCATGTCGCCGTATGGCTTAAGCAGATCTGCTGACTCGCGGAATACAAGATCAAAGTAGTTGCCGCCTAGATGCTCAGGCCTAATGTCACCTTTGCTGCCACGCCTGTCTTTCTTGCCCTGCATCAGGCACATCACATCACCAAAAAAAAGCGCCTTGCCATTTACGGCTCGGCACTCATCAAGATGCTGCAAAAATAGCTTGCGGTCACATTTGGGATTATCCAAATGGATGTCGGATGCCAGCAAAAAGGTTGTGGAATCCTTGAAGCTGTTGTATGGTATGCGTACCTCTAACAGCTCTGGCGTCAACCTTGTAGTGGTGATCGCCATGCCGTTGTGTAGCGGCTGCGACAACAGTCTAGCGGTAATCCCACCTGCGTCTTGACTTATCAGCACGCCTGCCCAGGTGTATAAATTGCGGCGCAGCATAGCCCAGCGAGTACGGCCACTCTTTGTCGCACCATTTCTGCACCGCCATCATGTCAGCGCCAACGATGTAAAAATCAACAGCACCCTCGCCAGCACGCGAGTACAGGTGCTCTGACTGCTTAGCGCCGCCGACCGCTGCATTGATCGCAGGTGGCCGATAGCCACTGGTGATGACCACCGGCTTGCTGCCAAATGCTGCGCGTGCCCGCTCTAAGAATGCTGCCAGCTCTGCTGCCGTATCGACCTGGTGCTGGTGATCAAAGCGCCTTGCTTCTTGATCAAGCGCAAACTCACCGATGCGGATATGTGGCGTGATGCGTGATGCAAACGGACTATTAGGCGTCAGCTTGGCCGGTTGCTGCTGAATCTGTGGTGCTGCCTTGCTGCCACTCCATAGCCTGCCTTCTGCTTCACGGCGGCGCTTCAGGCCAGCCTCAAAGCTGCTGCCAGGGTTGCGGTACAGCAGCAGTGCAGCGGGCACCTCAGACCATTTGCGGTCGCGCAGCTTGGCGCTAATCGTCTCGAAGTCGGGCACCAACCCGTAGAAACCCGAGCCTAGGTTGTAGGCAAACGACACCAGTGCACACTTCTGGTGATCTTCCATCTGCTGCCAATGCGGCACGGTGGTGCGCAGCTTCTCAGCAATGCGATCGACCTCCTGCCGCAGGAGCATATCAGCCTCAACGCGATTGATCTTGTCGCCTTGCTTGACTGGTCGCCCATCGCTGTAGCGGGTGGTGCCCCAGCCGATTGTCCGTACATTGGCCGGACAAAGGTATGCCTCAAGGTGGCAACCCTCGAAGTCTTGGATCAGCTTGAGCGCTGCTGTCAGGTCAGTTTGCTTGCCATCCTGTGACCATGTGCTGAACCACGGCTGATCGCGGTTCAAAAGATCCGGTGCTGCCTTGAACAATGCTGCTTCAAGCTCGACGATGGCCGCGGCCTGGTGCGGCAACCCACGCCAGTAACGAAACAGCGATTCAAGTCTGACTGGTGTTTTCGCCACGTTTCCACGGTGCATGGATGGACATTGCGCCACCGAGCAGGCGGCTGTCGCCAGTCTGCAGCTCATCGTCGATTGGGTGCTCGACGATTATCGGCTCTGGCTCTTTTGGTTGTGCTGCGTGCCAGTCAGCTTCGGCCTCATCCAGCTTGGCAGGCAAGGTCTGCTCAAACCACCATTGCCGGATGGCTTGCTCTAACTTGCGCTCCCAGCCGGGTTTGCCGAAGCGGATCAGCGCTTTTTTGCTTTCAACAGGTTGAGCACTTGAAACACAAGCTGAACGATGCCGTTGCTCTTTAGCGGCGACATGGCGATCAGTTCGCTAGCAGCAGCGACGATGATCCAAAAAGCAGGATGAGAAAGGAAGTCCATTGTCAGCGAGAAGGCCGTGCTTCCAGCGTAGCCACGCGCTGCTCAACGCCACTGATCCGCTGGAATGTTTCACGTCGATCTTCTTTGATGTCAATATGTAACACCTCTAGCTGTGTGGCGATGTGTTCCACTGCAGCGGTAAGCCTGATCACTGCATCACGCGCTTCATCATTGCGCTTGCTGAATCCCATTGCGCCCATCGCAGCCACGCTGATGGATGCCCCAGCAACAGCAGCGACCAGCTCGATCATGCTCTGAGTTTAACGTCCTTGCCCGCGCAGAGGCTTCTTACCGCGACGCCTAGGACGGCTGTGCTGGCCTTGTCCTTGGCTGGTGGTTTTAGGTGGTCCTGGCTGGTGCTCGATGCGAGCGGTGCCGGTTTTACTGCGAACCGCCATTTGTAGGAAATTAAAAGCGTTTTACTACTGTATCGCCGGTTATGGCAGCGGCAGGCTTCCTTTCTTGTCTTCGTTCGGGCAAGGATCAACGTAACCGCAGCGTCCCCAGTAGTCGCGCCCCGAGTTGACCCAGCGAAAATTGCCGATCTTGCCGGCGTGGCTGCAGACGTAGATAAAGGGAAGCTCAGACATAGAAGTGGCTGGATCTACGCAGCCCAAGGCACACCAGCAGCTTTGGTGGGGGCACGTTGCTCGTCAAGCTGAGCTTGCAGGGCAACCTCGATCTCGGCCACCTTCTCGTTGCCGAAGTGGGATTTGACCCAGCCGGTGACGATCTCGGGCGTAAGGTCCGCAAATGGCACCATGCCGTCGGCGGTGTTGCGCTCCAGGTTGGCAATCGCCCAGGTGTATTCGGTAGCCATGACAGATTCAGGTTTGTAGGAGTTTAATGCGGACGTGCAGTAGCGTCAAAGACTAAGAGAGCTGGTCAAGGGCTTCTGAGTATTGCTCAATTCCTTGATGGGCAATACCAAGAACATTGGCAAGCCGCTCCAGTTGATCTTCATCCGCTGGGACGACCAGCGAAGGATCGTCCTCGATGCAGTGATCAATGAAGGAGAGGAATTGTGTTTCGGTGTCAGGCATCGAAGTGAATGGGACTTAAAGGTTTGCGGCATCTAATCGAGCCTTCAGTGATTCGATTTCACTGATGGCTTCCTGCAGTGCAGCAGTCAGCAGCGGCACAATCTTACTCTGGTCGATGCCTTGGTACACAGGATTGCCCTCTTCGTCCACTTCATCCTTCTCGCCAGTGATGGCTTCGGGGACGATGGTTTGAACTTCGTGGGCGATGAAACCGTCAACGGTTTTGCTTGGGTCGGCAATGAAGTTGAAGCGACTTGGCTTCAGTTGCTGTAGGCGGGTGATGCCGTCAGTGACTGGAGTGACGTTTTCCTTGAGGCGGTAGTCAGAAGACGTGTTGAAGGCCGTAGCTGAAGCACTTGTTGAAATAGAGCCAACAACACCGTTTGGGTTGGTAAATGAAATATGGTGACGTGTGCTTGTTGAGGTTGTATTTGCTTCATAGCCGCCAGCGGCTAGCAAGTTTGTGCTACTGTTGGTATATACAATTAAGTGAGGAGAGGTGGTTTGTTGACTTGAAGTGGTAATAGTAAGATTGCCGATATATGTAATACCTGTTGACGAAATCTTCACCCGCTCCGTCGGAGTACTCGCCCCGTCGGCGGTAGTGCTGAACACTAATCTTGACGGAAGATCAGTGGTGTCTCCAGAAGTAAATGGCTGTGCATCAACAACGCAATCAATAAGTGCTCCAATGTTGCTTAAATCTGTGCCATTTGCTCCTGTAAAGAAGATGGCTCCAAGACGATCACCTTCTATAACTGCAGTAGTTCCGCCTGTGTTAGCGCCTCTGGATTTGCCTAAAAGCAAAAGCGGACCAGACGTGGAATTGGCATTGCAAACAGCCGCCAAAGACGAGGTAGGTGTGTTTGTTCCTTCTAGCAAAGACTGCGCCGTTTGTCCGCCTACAGCACGCGCACTAGACGTGCCAACTAACAGGCGTCCGCTGGAGTCGATGCGGGCTTTTTCGCTGGTTTGAATTCGGAACGCAAGAGGTTCGGCAGCGCCAAATGTTCCGGTATCAATGTATGCCGCTGTTGCATCTCCTCCGATAAAAGCAATGGCTCCACTTGATGCAGCTTCTTGAAAGCGACCTTTGCCTACGACATGTAAAGCTTGCCCAGGGCTCGTAGTGCCAATCCCTACGCGATCCGTCGAGGCATCAACAAAGAACAGCGATGAGTTAGTGTCACCCTCGATGCGGAAGTCGTAGTTGTTCCCAGCATCGTTGAACACCACTTCGCTGGTGCCAAACTCGACGCGCTCAGTGCCATTAGTTGCTACCGCTACTTGGTCGGCGCCAGGGCTATAGATGCCAGTATTCAGGTCATCCGCAAAAGCCAGTCCCGGCGCGCCGTCAGTCCCATCCTCAATCGTCAGCGTGCCATCCAGCTCCCGCAGTGTGATCCATGCCGCATTGGCTCCATCCCTCAGCTTCAGCACTCCAGCGCTGGTATCCGCCCAGAGCTGATAGGCATACGTTGTGGTCGGTTCGGTAGCGCCGCTGTTCAGGCTGACGATGGCCGCCAGCGCATTGTTCAAGTCAGAGCGGACAGCAGCACCAGTGCCGTTGGCAATGACGTAATCGTGTTGTGCCATAACAAGGCCATTTTGCTTCTACTTTAAGCGCCTCGGCCAAATCCAACCGCAGTCCACAGGAAATTCCGACTGACCGCCGTGCCAGCACTATTCCTGAAGGTCACATCAAAGCCGGTGCCGGTCACGTTGGTGACGTTGAAGTAGTCGCCTGTAGCCATGTTCTGCGCCACGATGCCGATACTAGGCAAGTTGCTGTTGACGCCGCCCAGCACTGATGTGCCCGTAAAGAAACGATTGGCAAAGGTGACGGAGTACGTTCCAGCGCCACTGGTAACAACCCCCGCCGACTGCTCCGTACGGCGTTGGAAGGTGGCCTCATACCCAAGCTGGTCAATCAAAATGTTCTGCGCTGGATCGCCACTGACCAGTTCTGTTTTGAACTCAAAGGCGCGACCGCTGAAGGTGCCGTTGACAAATTGCTGCCAGCTTGACCAGGTTGGTGTGCCAGCGGGATCATCGTCTGTGCGACGCAGCAGCATGGTGGCATTGACGCGATCAATCACGCCGCCGTCCCAGTCCGACCAACTGTCTACCAAGCCATCGCGGCTGTCGATCAGATCACTGGGGAAAAATCCAGCGGTGACGAAGAAACGACTTAGATCCAGCGAATAGACCTGCTCAAGATCAAGCGTATTGGCAAAGAAATAATCGCCGAACGCGACAACCTCACCTAGATAATCGAAGACATCAAGCAGGTCAACATCAACGATGTCATCGAACAAATCCTGACCGTCCAACACCAGTGCGTCGAACTCATCGCTGTAGAAAGTGGCGTTCTTTGTGCCTTGGTACGGAGGAGTATCGGCATCTTCGCGGCGTGATTCAACAAGCATTGATCCCTGTGCATCAGGAAAATCAACAATGACGCTTGTCTCGTTGGTGCTTTGCCGTCCGCCATCATCCTCAAACTTGACAAGAATTTCGCCTTCGACCAAGGGCACAATCGCTTCAGTACTGGAACCAGCAATCGCTGGAATCAGGTCAATGCTGTTGCTCCAAGTGCCACTGCCATCGGTCAGGTTGGTATGGCGAATGTGAACGCGACCACCAACACGAACATCAAGATCAACGGTTTGATCCCAGCGCAAGCGGGCGCTGTTGGCGTTGATTGTTTCAATGGTCAGATTCTGCACATCCCCCGGAACTGCCGTTTTGCCGATCAGATTAAAAGAGGCTGAAGCTATTGTGCTTAAGGAACCCAATGAATTAACACTTTGTACTTGAATTTGAAGTGTTCCAGCATTAAGCTGGAGGATGTTATATGACGGCGATGTTGTATCAACTTGCGTCCAGTTGTTGCTATTCAGTCGATATTGCAACCTAAAACCGCTGACCAGATTTTGTGGACTTGTCCAACTCACATCAAAGGCGGTAAAAACACTTTGACCTGCTTGATACAGGTATTCAGAGCCAGTGATATTTGTTGGCGGAGCCGGTATAGCCGATAGATTGCTGATGTCGGCAAATTGCAGTTCAGTATCGCTTTCGATCGCGGCATAAATGCTGTCGTTGTAGCTGAGTGCTGTAACGCCGAAGACACCCCCCTCGCCTTCAGAAACCGATATGACGCGGAACTTGTTGGATTGGATGTCGTTGGTTTCGATTAGGAAAACACTTTGTGGATTTGGTGCTTCGCTAAAGGCAGTGCCAACCGTAAAAACGTTGCCCGCAATGCTGCTGACGGTGCGGGTTTCAACCAAGCCAGTCGGGAGTAGCACACTGATCGTTGGTGCGTTTGCTGTTGTGGTAGGTAAGCCTGTGGTGGCATCAATCGTGATTGCTGTTGTCGTGGCAGCACTGATGCGGCCAGACCGGCGCGAACCAGATTTGACCGGATCGGCAATGTCGATCACCATGCCAGGGCGCAGCACGATGCCAGATTCAATGCTGACGGCGAAAGAAACAGTCTCAGTCAGGTTTTGTTCAGACAGCAAAAGCCACTTGCCAAGGCGATGAGCTTGACCACGGCTGTAACAGCCCATGGCTTTGATTTCTTTGTTGATGACGCCAAACTTGGCGACTGCATCTTGATCTTCAACGTACTCAAACTCGACCTCGCCCAGCGTGTCGTAGCTTTGGTACGCAACAGTGGCAGTAGTATGACGTGTCTTTTGTGAACTGCCGCTATAGCTGAAGTTGCCATCAATGACGTTGCTGGGACCCAACAGATACATAGCATCACTGGGTTTATCCTGCAGCACCACCATTGAACCGGCACCGTAGTACGCGATGCCGCGAAATAGCGACACCATCTCCTGAATAATGTTGTAAATCTCGTCACGGCTATTTAGCAGCAGGTGGCATTGGAACCGTGGCTCTTGGCCGCCAAAACCGTTGCTGACTAGCTGGTTGCAATACTGACTGATTGCGTAAAAGTCATACTTGTCGAGGCTTGAGACAGGAAGCCCGACGCCATAGCGATCGTTCGTCAGCAAATCCCATAGACACCAAGCTGGATCGGCGCACCATGTCGCAGCACTAAACGTTCCATCCCAGACACCGCTGTAAGTAACGCGACCGGGATAGGTGGTTGTGTTGACAGTGGCATTGGATGGGATGTGTACCTTGATGCCACGGATTAGATATTTGCGTTGCGGAATAGCGTTGAACTGGCGACTATCAAAACGCAGAAAAGCCAATGCACTATTGGGGTAGCGCAGCTTTTCTTGGATGATTTCGGTGTAGCTGAACCAGTTGGTAACGCTGCTTCTTCTTGCACTTGTGTCGTCGTCTGAAATGCGTAATACGCGCACATCAACGGGAAAGTTTCCCGTCAAGTCAAACTCATAATCGCGCAAATATGGGTTTGATGTTTTGCCTGTAATCGTGTCGTTTCTGACTGTTGTAAAACCACCACCGTCGTATTGAACTTGGATTCTGATTTGAACCGAGTTGCCGACAATATCGCCATCGTTTTCAATGACTTGCAGTGATGGTATTTGGATGGTAACGCGGACGCGATCCACGTCGGAATCACTGATTGTGCGTGTTACAGATGTATCTTTTGTGACTTCAGCGTTTACGGCTTGCTCTGATTCAATGCCACCAAGACCTGAAATATGCGATTGCGCTTGCGTACCTGTTCTGAAGGCTGTCGTATAGCCAGTGAAATTATTACCGCCTGAACTGTTTTGAACCGGCGTGCCATCCAAATAGACGCTTTTAAGGCCATCATCTAAGCCTTGAATCGGACCTTCGCTTAGCAGGTCAAGGATTCGGCCATATTGAACTGATTGCAAGGAATCAGCAGCTTCAGTTGGCGTGCGAGCATTGCCACCGCCGCCTTTGCCGCCAAAGCCACCAGCGCCTTGAATTAGCCGTTTACTGGTATTACTCATGTTTCTTGTGCTGTATCAAGACCAGAACTGATAACAGCAGAACCAACGAACACTCGGCCATAGGCAATCGGGACCGGCAAACCTTGCTTTGAGGTGTTGACGATACCGCTGAAACTGAAGCTCTCTAAACGTACATTTTCTGTCAATCCGTTCATTGTTGGCTGCGGCGAAATCATTTGGGCAATGCCTCCGATAACAAGAGTTGCGCCCAAGCCGACAAACGCAGTGCCAACTGTTCCAATCCCCATGAAGCCGCCCAAGGTCACACCTGCCGATGCAATACCGCCTGTAATGATCGATAGGGCAATAATTCCAATGCCTAGCAAAATGGAACTAGTTGCATTACCAGCACCAACGATCACGGGCGTAATGCTGAACACGTCGCGCTCGGACCAAGGCAGCACCAAAGGATCGCCGTAGTCGTTAGTTACCTTGTCGCGGCCAACGGTAACGCGAAAATTTACGCCGCCCGCTTCACTGTCCATCAGCCACTTCTCCAGGCCGGGGAAATTGATGCACAACGCCTTCAGCGCCTGCAGCGGCGTGTCAACGTCAAACTCGAAGCGGCACTGACCCAGTTTTTTGCGGAGAGCGCCGTAGACCTTAACGACTTTCATGCCGTAGGACCATGGCAGTGCTCTTTACATAGTAGCCGCCGAACACGTCTCGGCTAGATAGTCGGCCTTGAACGTGATGCAAGATCTGCTGATCGCCAAGGTAGATCGCGGCGTGATTGGGCAGATCCGCACCAAGCTGCATCAGGATTGCATCGCCGTATTGCAGCTCTTCAAATGGCACTTGGCGGAAACCTTGGGATTTATACTCATTGACGTACAGATTTTCGCCGCGTTCCCAAAATCCATCGCGCCGTTCAAAATCGTCCAGCTTCAAGCTCCACTCGCGTTGATACCAGTCGCGGACCAACGAGTAGCAGTCCACAATACCGAACACGAACTCACGCCCGACGTAGGGCAGCTCAAAATCAGCAGGCTCGCAGCCGCCCCATTGCTCGGTTTTAGGGTTGACGATTACCCATGGCAGGCCGGTGCTGTTGCAGGCAATACGGTCGGCAGGTGATGGTTCGGGGCGGGCGACAGGATGGCTGTGCACTACGGCCACAATTTCGCCTTTGTCCTCGGCAGCGGCGTAGTCGCAAGGATCCAGCACAAAATGCTCGTCTGGCGTAGCGGCAATGTTTTTGCACGGGTAGTAGCGCCGCCTGCCTTTTATGACATGGATCAGACCGCAACACTCATGCGGATCTTCGGCTTGGGCGTGCGCCAAGATTTCAGCCTGCAAAGCGTCGGTCAACTTCATGTGGTCAAACCCGCGCCTGGAAATGAACCAAACGGTAGCGTGTACGCTGGATCGCGGAAAACATACCTGTTATTGCCGGTAAATGTATACGAAGCAGAGGAATAAGCATCGACGCTATAAAAGGTATAACTACCTGATGCACTCTCTGAAGTAAAAGTGTAGCTTGTTTCTACGATAACTTTTGGGCCAAGTAGCGTATATATGTTGTATATCCTAGTAACTGTGGTTGAATAGTTATTTGGTAGGCCGGGACCTCTAACAATTTGACCGACCGATATGCCTGTTGTTCCGCTGGGAAACACAAGCTGAAAACTGCCAGCTCTGCCATATCTTGGGAGAGTTACTCCAAGTACTTGCCCAGTTCTTGTGGCCTGAAGGGTGTACGTTACTGTCGCGGCCTGACTCAAGGTCAGCGTTGTTCCTGCGATTGCCGTGATCGTTGTGCCGCTTCTAATTTGCGATCCGCTTACCCTCATACCGGTTGCTAGTGCTGAAGAGCTAGAAACAACAAGGCTTGTCCCATTTGGTTGAATCGTGCCAGTCAGCGTTGCAGTTGTGCTTGCGTTGGCGTTATTGCTCATCGTTACGGTTCTGCCGTCACCAGAGACTGCGCTAACTGTTGTGCTTGTTGGGACACCATGGCCGCTAATCTGCGCTCCAGTTTCAATCGAAATGGCTGAGGTCAAGGTCAACTGATTATTGCCGTCAGTCACAGAGCCTGTTCTTGTGATCGGCGCAAAACGTAACTTGCAGCTATCTAAACGCTTGCCGCAGACATCTTCTGCCAAGGTGCCAACTACTTGGTCTTGAGCGTTGTAATACCCCGTGCCTACATAGCCGCACTCGCTGCTGCGATATTGCCACTGGCAAATGTTGGCGACAATTTGCCGCTTGGGGATCATCATCCCCGCAAGATCCAACTTGCTGGCAAGCTCCCATTGCACCACATCGCGGTTTTCAGCGGATTTACGATCTACATACCAGATCTCATCAGGGAATTTGGCGTGTACGTCAGCCGTAGCCTCACCGTCAAGAAACTTCTTCAACGTGCGGATGCGCGTTACCTTGGCACCACCCAAATCGTTGCCAGGTGTAACCGCATTGGCCAGCAACAGTAAGGCGCTGATTTCACCGCCAAGGTTTGCAACAGATAGGGTTGGCCTTGGCAGCGTGCCACCGTTGGAGTAGTCAAATCCCTCAGCTTGAATTGGCAATCTGGTGTATTGGTTGCCGTTCCAGACGATATTGCCGGTCACGTTGGCATTGGTGCCAGCATGAAAGTAATAGGTGTCACTGGTGCCGTGCAGCGTGGCGTCCAACGTGAGCTGGAACAGTTCGATCACGGCATTAGGTGCCAAGACCGACAGCTCTTCATAAACGCTGCTGATGGCTGTCCAAGTGACCGTGTTATCAACGATGGTGCTACCAATGTCGGTTGGCCATGCTGGCTGCGTGCTATCGCTGGTGCCAGCGTCGGTGCAGCGAAAGACAAGACCGCTTGCCTGTACGGACGTTGCCCGTACAACATCACCAACGGCGTAAGCAGTGCTGGCCGTCCAAGCTGCGTAAGCCATCAGGGTTCAAATACTTGACGGAAGGTGGCGGTAATGTTGGCGCGTCCGCTATATGGAATAACCTTTTGCCAAGTTTCGCAAACCCACTTGTAGGCCGTTGCTTCATCGGGTGGTGTCCAATCAAATGATTCGCCATTATCAGCGCGAGCGTTCAAAAAAGTTTCAATTGTATCGGAATCGGCTTCTGTGATATTGTTCCAAGTCAAAGACCATTCTTTAGGATTTTGGTTAAGACCAAACTTTAAACGTTGTTCATAACCATCACCAAATTGCACGCGGCGCAATACTGGTGCGCTGCTTTTAGTGGCGCCGTAAGCAGGTGTGATTGCTGGAAAGGTTGCCATTAGCGTGTACCAGAAAGAAGACCGCCAGGGCGCTGCTGTCTGACGATTTCAGCCTGCACAGCAGCGCTCACAGCAGTGCCAAGAGCACGAGCTTGGCCTTGATCACCTTGCACTTGAGTGCCAGCAGCATCAACGTTGATTGTAATGTTAGGACTGCCGCCAAAGCTGCCGGCTGGTGCAATGCCACCGCTGCGGCCTGGCATGAACAGCTCAGGACCGCGTTCACCGACCAGATACGGCTGGCCAGCCATGACGCTACCGCCTTTGGCGCGTTGACGGATGCCATAATTGGGCCCAAGGGTGCCATACCGCCCGACCATGCCAGCGCCCGCACCGAATGGCGTAGCGGGATTGAAAGGCGTAAGTATATTACGAATTGCGTTAATAGCCTGTTCAATCACAAAAATCTGCAGAAGTTGATTTGCAATATCAATCAATACGCCCGAAGCGATTTGCTGCAAGCTCGCGCCCCAATCGTTTGAGCCTCTAATTAACGCATCAAAAGCAGAGCCTATCCCTTGACCTATTGTATTTGCGATGCCATCGGCTAACTTGAGCTGATTTTGTGCGGCGGTATTTAGTTCATACTGTCTTTCAATATGTTTCTGCAATGCAGACAATCGATCTTGGTCCGCCTTAGCTTGCAGCTCACCTAGATCACGTTGCAAATCTCTTTGATTTGCGACCAGTTCATTTTGTGCCTGATAAATAATTGCCTGCTGTGCTCTAGTGTTGGTTTCTTTTGCAAGTTCCTGCGCATATTGGAATTGAATATCCAATTCACGCTGCTGGCTTTGCAGTCGTGCGGCAAGTTGCTTATCACCAGCCTGCTCTGCGACAGAAATTCTGTCCTGCAGTTCAGACTTCAACTGGATAATTTGCCCCTCAGCCGTACGCAGTCGGATAATTTCTGCCACGCGCTCTGCTTCTTTTGCTGCTGCATCGGCTGCGCGTTCGGCGTCTGATTTGCCACCGCGGCCTTTTGCGCCGTCGCCAGTGCCGGCGCCCAATGGTGGAATCGTAAATAATTTGTCAGTCTGTTTTACCCCTGTTTGTAGCTGTTTTTGAGCTGCAAGATTCTGATTTATTTTTTGCAGAATTGTGCCCTGCAATTGCACAGCGCGATTGGCGTTTGGATCATCAGATCCAATGCTCTGCAAAAGGCGCTGATACTGTTGCAGTGCTTGTAGATTTTGACTGATGCCTGTCTTGTTTTTTTGAGATCCGACTTGGCTTACGCCTTTAGCGATATTGTCAACTGCTTGGCTTGTTGCGCCGATATTCAGAAACTGCCTAGCAACTGCAACGCTGCGCGTAAATCCACCGCCCCTGCCGGCAGCTAATGCAGCGTTAATTGCATCAACAACCGCAATCGCCTGATTAAATATGGCTTTGAGCGCAGGCGTAAGAGCCGTGCCGATGCGCCGCGCCAAAGCTTCTACACCATCTTGCAATGTACTTAACTTGCCACTTAACGTGTCGCTCTGTGCAATAGCACCATTGGCGTATTTGCCTCCAGCGCTGGTGAGTCGCTGCAGTGCTACCTCAACAGCCTTGGCGCTAACTTGACCTTTGCTTAGAGCTTTTTGGAACTCTTCGCTGGTCATGCCATACATCTTCCGCAGCTCTTCCTGCAGCGCAATGCCACGCTCTTGGAACTGCAGCAGTTCCTCGCCCTGCAATCTGCCCTTTGCTTGGACTTGGCCGTAAGCGGTCACTAAGCCTTGCAGCTCAGCGCCTGTTGCACCAGACGCGTCCGCCAACCGACGAGTAGTTTCTACAACGTCTTTAGCTTCAACACCAAAAGCCTGCAGCCGCTTAGCTGCATCGATCAGCTCAGTGCTGGTAAATGGAGTTACAGCGCCTAACTGCTGCAGCTCTTGAATGATCTGCTTTGCCTGCTGTGCGCTGCCCGTCAGAACTTGCAAGCTGCGAGTCTGCGATTCAAGCTCTGCCGTCTTGGCAAAGACAAACTTGGCTGCAGTTACCGCTGTAAATGCGCCAAGCAACCCAGTTACTGCATTCTTAAGAGCGCTGACACCAGCCTGTGCTGCTTTAGATGCTGCACCAACTTGCTGAAGATTCCTAACAGCACCTTGGCTGTTTACCTGAATATCAACAACCGATACAGCCACAGCGGCACCTCCCTATAGCGGCAGTCTACCTACGAGACCGCGCTTTATCCATGGCTTCTTTTTCACGTCTGCCTTTGACCTCGTAATACGCCGCGAAATGCACAAACTCTGCATCGGTCAGCTCAGTACGCAGCTTGCTGACGGTCATGCCTAGTTCAGTTGCAAGGAAGAACTCAAAGAATAGCCAGGAGTCTTCCTCTAGTCTTTTTTTGCCTCTTCAAGCCCAGCGCCATCACCAAGGCCAAACAGAAACAGCTCAAGCTCGTTCAATACACGCTCGGGCAGCTCACGTTGCAGCTTGGCCGCATCAGCCGGCGCAAATGCCTTGCTGCCATCTTCCAACTCAGCCATCTGGCACAGCAACTGCGTGCTGATTTCCAGCGCTTCATCGGAACCAGCTAGTGTGGTCGCCTTTTTGCGGTCGGCGCGGGTGATAGGCTTGAAATAAAGCGTCATCACCACATCACCGCTATCGGTCTTCACCTCAAACTTGCGCCTTTGATTCAGGTCAAAGGCTGCGGTGAGCAGGTCAACCGCACGTTGTGATGCAGGCATTAGATGCTGAGGGTCAGCGCCCCAGAAGTAACGAAGTTGATCGTGATGATTTCGATCTCGCCAACAGTAGCGGAATACTCCGAACCTGTCACCACCAAGGTGCCGGTGATCTTTTTGCCGCCGGTTTCATCCAGATACAGCTCAAACGCTGCATCGGCTTCGTCGGTGACCTGATTGACATCCTTGATCAGGTCCAGCTTGTCACCAGACCCAGGGGCGTCGTACATCAGCTCAATGGTGCCCGAACCGCTGATCAGGCCGCCTACGTTGGCGCGGTAGGTGTCGCCGTGATCGGTCACGTCGAGCGATTCCTTTTCAACGGTCATAGACCAAGACCGCACCGCAGCGATCTCGGAAAGACCGCCACTGCCAGCCTTATCAAAAAAGACCGTGCCCTGTTGCCCGCGATAAAAAGCCATGATCAGATGTCCAGCGTGATGGCGCCGTTGGTGACGAAGTTGATCGTGATCACTTCAATTTCACCCACGGTAGCGGAGTATTCAGCCGAGGTGATCACCCCATCAAAGGTGATTTTCTTGGTGCCGGTGGTGTCAAGGAACAGCTCGAACAGAGCAATGCCTTCGTCGTTAGCTGTATTGACGTGCTCGATGAACACGTTGGTTTCATCGGCGCTGCTGGCGGTGTACAGCACCTCACAGGTGCCGCTGCCGCTGATTAGGCCGCCGACATTGGCGCGATAGGTAGCACCCAGAGCGGTGGTGTCCAGCGACTCCTTCTCAACGGTCAGAGACCACGAGCGAGTGCTAGCGATCGTGACGCCGGTAGCGCCAGCGTCGTCAAACTTGACGCTGCCCTGCTGTCCCCTGTAAAAGGCCATGGCTAGAGATCCTCGAAGGTTTCAAAGGTCAATCTGACCTGTGTTTGGAAGTAACCCTCTGGAGCTGGCGATGCCACCACCTCGGGTCCAGTAGGCGGATCAAAATGAACGCTACTGACTACCTGCCTATTGTAAAGGTCACGGATGCGCTTGCCTATTGTCAGATTAGCGCCGGGTCCAACACCCTTAGGCGTAAAGACATTTATGACAATGACACCGATGACGCTGTTGCTGCTGCCTGTGGTGCCGCCCATTGTGAGAAAGTTATTGTTGCCAAAGCTGACAAGGCATTGGACAAACGAGCTGTTAGGCGTTGGGGTCGAGGGTTGATTGTGAAATACAACCGGAATTGCTGGTGCTAACGCCAACTCAGTAGCAAGCCTGCCTTCAATGGTTGAGCGGATGGTGTTGAGGTTGACGGCTGCCATTAGTCTTGCCTCCCAATGCGATCAGCCTGCTGCTTAGCCCATGCACTCATTTCACGGGCGATACGATCAGTCCAGCCTGCTGGTGCCTGCGTAGACCAGCCGCCAGCCAATCGCTCGGCATAGGGCAGGTTGTTGTGGATGTGGTACACATTGCCAGCACGCTCCATCTGGTAATCCAGCTTGCGAGGCGGCGTAATTGCGCTAGGCGTTGTCTGCGGACCAGCGTCGTAGCCAGGTGTACCCTGCTCGCTAACTGCCCAGCTCAAACGAAAGCGACCAGTATCGACAGGGCTTTCTTGCTTCAGCCTGCTATCAGTCTCAAACACCGTCGCCCGTAAGAGCTGCTCGTACTTCTGCAGGCTGTAGTTGCCAAAGTCAACTAGGTTGATCCGTCGTGCCATGGTTATGCCCTCAGGATCAGCTCGTAGGTGATCGCTGTATTGTCCTGCTCGATGGTATCAACGCGAATGATTTGATGACTGACACTATTAATCACCACACGGTCAACCGTGTCTGGCACAGTGCCGTTCAGATCCAATGCTGCAATGATAAGCCGCTTGTCGCCAGCCTGCACTAGCTCGTTGACCTCACGGACGCTGACATCCTCCAGCACGCCCTTAATCC